AAGGATCCTGAGTGGATCCGAGATTGGTCGCTCGGAACGGCACCTTCGTGTTGATCTGAGTGACCCGGTTGTTGACGAACTGATAGGCCTTCTCGTCGTACATGAAGTAGATGTAGTTCTCGTAGGGCACGAGAGCTCTCTGGTTCTGGAGTCCAACACCAGGAACGATCACGCCTTGGATCGCGGTTGCAGGGTCGACGCCGTACTGGAAGCTCCAGATTGACTTCGTGCGGAACACCAGCAGCGTGTCGAAGTAGGAGAAGAGCTTGATGACGCTCTGACCGTCACCGGCTCCGACGTCCATGAAGCTCGCACTGGCCCAGAAGTTCGGCTGACCTAGCACTTTCGAGTACCGGACGCGGGTCGGGTTTGGTCCACCGAGCCCCTCAGCGATCCATAGACGGCTCTTGTAGGAGACGATGCTGGTGCCCTTCGGCATGTCTGCATCAGCGACGAATCCGCCTGTAAAGCTCCAGTACCCCCCAGGGTCCGTTTCTCCGACAGGAGGGAGAAGCCACGCCTTGCCATCGAATTGAGCCATGTCCGTCGCTGCGAAGGTGTCCGTGATGAGCACCCAGACACCTGAGGAGTATCTCCAGGTCGAGCTGAGTCCGTCACTGGCGATCAGGTGAGCAGAGCCGCTCGTGTCGTAGTAGTAGCCAAGCAGCGTCGGGATGCCTGTCGTCCCCAGACTGAGAGGTGCCCCTACACTCGTGAACGGTGGCCGAGAGCGAAGAGACCCGTCGAATCCGGGATCGAAATTGAGCACGTCGACCAGCTCCGTGTCCTGGATGGCCGTAGCGTCATCGTAGGTGTTCAGGCCTTTGGAGAAGGGGCCGATGATGAGCGGCTTTCGCGTGGTCACATCCACTCCTGAATCACGGGGTAGGTCATGTGAGCAGCCTCCCGCTCTTCTTCAGCCTGCTCTTCCAAAGCGCCCCGGAACTGCTGCTCCTTCATCTGAGCACCTGTCCAGTCTTCGTCGAGCTCGTAGCACTTCCAGAGGATGTAGTCGACGACCGTCTGGTAATACTTGTCGGGAACGTCGAGAAGCTGGTTCGTGTCGCCCGTGAGAGGGGCAGGGTATCGGGTGTAGTAGATCGTGATCGTCTTTACAGTATCCGGCACCGGGAACAGCGTGAACTCTCCGCCCCACTCGTACCAGCAGACTGGAGTCCCTCTCTCCTCGCCCTGAGGATCACTGGACTGGATCTGGTTCTGGGCGGTCGGCATCTCGATCGGAGCGATCGGGCTTCCGTCAAAGAGGATCGACTCGACCTGCTGAATGCGCTCGTCCGGGAAGAGGTACGAGCCCTGTCCTTCGACAGAGGAGCTCGTGGCCTTCGCCTTGAAGATCTTGTTCTTCGAGTTGATCGCCTGCTGAGCATCATTCGCCCACTGGAGAATGTCCTCGGCTTCGAGCTGCACTCCCGCCTCGTCACCGAAGGTGCGGCGAACGGCCCGGAGGACGTTCCCGTATGTGCGAGTCGAAGGCCGAAGAGTCATCTCATCTCCTGAAGGTCTGTCCGTTGTGGCGGAAGTAGTGCTTGTGGTCCCGTCCACCGGAAGCGAGATTTGCAAGCAAGTCTACCTGAGCAGCCCTCTCATCCGCTTCGTTCTTCTCCTTCAGGAGCTCAGCAGCGATACGGCTAGCCTCGATCCTGTCGAAGATCGCGTTCGGGTTGTGCTTCTTGAAGTCACCTTCCCAGATCCACAGGAGCACTTGCTGAGGGTCGTTCATCTCCCTCTCGTTGAGATACCGCACCACGTACTTGTCCATGCCGTCACGCGGCGTCTGCACCACTCTGAAAGGCTTGCTGTCAGAGTCATCACGAGCCATCGAAGGGATGAATTCGACAGAGAGGGTGTCGTCGTAGTCGTGCAGGATCTCCGCGAGATGTTGATGCGTCGAGGAGATGAAGTCGTGGACAGTCGAATCGTAGGTCCGGGCGTTGCCCGTGCTGATGCTCTGCATGAGAGCCCTCAGGCTTCGTCGCCTACGGCGTGGCAAGTGCACTCACAGGTGTGCAGAGTCCCCTCTGCGTCCTCAGCTTTGCCGCCGCACACCTCGTGAATACCGCGCTCGCATGAGGTGCTCAGGCCAGAGAAATCGTCCTCAGGCTTCGTCAACTCCGCGAGCTGTGCCTTGAGCTGAGCGTTCTCTTCCTGGAGTCGGACATTCTCCTCCGCGTGGAATCGGGAAGCTCCGTACAGCTCGATCGTCAGGTCGTGGGCGAGTACCTTCTGGTCAGTCATGTCATGTTCCAATCATGTTATGCCCCGAAGGGCCGAGAGCATCGTAGATAGCTTTTAGCATACCCAATGCCTGTGCCAGAGTGCCAGTCGAAACGTCAAACCCGCCCTTCAGCGGAGTTCCCGTGACAGCGGTCCAGCCTGTGTTCCGAGCTCCGAGAACCTTCAGTCCGTTGATGTGCAGATTCAGGTTGCTGAGGTTGAAGAAGCTGTTCGTGCGGCTGAATTCTGCGTAGCTCGTAACGCTCGCTCCAGGGCCGACGATGATTCGGTGGCCTTCTCCGAGCACGATGGCTGCGTTATCTGAGATGGTCGCTTCAGAGAAGACGAGACCTGTGCGGTAGTTACCGAAGCCGAAACGGATGCCGTTCGCACCGTTTCCGACAGAAGCAGCTCCTTCAATCAGGACGGCCTCGTTGTCAGTGATCGCTGTAGACGAATTCACTCCCGAGGGCAGAATCGAGTCTCTACGGAACTTGAGTCCGGTATGGAAATGGCCGTTGGGCGCTGCTGTACCGCGTCCGACCTCGATACCCTTCGATACAGGGAGAGAGGCGTCCTGAGTGACGACCAGAAGACCTGTCGAGTACCCCGTAGCTGGGGAGTACCCCTGGTCAGGAATACGCGAGTTGAGGTTTACCTCGATGCCGATGATCGACACAGGAACCTTGGCAGGGTCTCCTGCATGAGCGTAGGCCCAGAGGCCCCAGACCTTGGAGGCTGTCTGGTAAGCAGAAGCGCGCGCGTGCACACCGATCAGGTCGCCACCGTCTGTCGACTCATGCCGCCCATACCCAGTCAGGGCCGCTCCGTAGGCGTCCCCGGCTCTCTTCTCCAGCGCGAAGTAGCCGCCACCCTGGTCCCACTCGGAAGCGTTCACATTGCGGTTCGCTGAAGAGAACTTCTCGGCCCAGAGAACAGGCCGTGCATCCGTCACAGGGATTGCCCGAGAGCCTAGAGTGAGACCGAAACCACTCGGTGTCCGGTATCCGCTCCCGTAGAAGTTTCCGTCGATGCCGGTTGCATCGTCTGACGTGACCACCTTCGTAACCCCGGCGACAGCAGAAAGGCCAGGGAACTGGAGAGTACCAAGCACCTCAGAGCCAATGGTTCGACGGAGAATGCTGGCCCGGACGTACCACGAGCCTGCTGTGGCAGCAGATGCGTGCAGGATGAACACGCGCGCCTTGACGGCGTCAGCGGGGACAGGCACGACAAGAGGGGTCGAGGCGTTGGCTGCTCCGGGAAGGGTGAGGTTCTGAGAGAAGAAGCCGACGCCTGTCCCTGCGGTGTTCTGCCACTCGATCCGAGCTACACCGGTCGCCGTACCAGTCAGCGAGCCTCGGTAGGTGAGGAGATACGTGAGAACCTCACCCGGCGTCACGTCGAACCACGAGGAGAGTACGCCGATCTGAGAGCTGGCACCGTCCAGCTTCCATACAGTGCCGGGGATCTCAGGGATGGTCACAGCGTTGATCGCTGCGGGGTTGCCTGAACGGCTCCACAGTGCAGGAAGTCCGCTGACCACGTCACCCAGTTTCGAGTTCGGAATGCGGTTCCCGAGATCTGTAGTCGGCAGTGCGAGGACAGCAGCAGCGGCAGCGTTCGCCGTTGTCTGTGCTGTTCCAGCTGCGATCCCTGCCGCTGTTGCTGTGGACTGTGCTGCGTCAGCAGCAGACTGAGCGGCAGTCACGGAGGCGACTGTGGCTCTGCCATTCGCTGTTGTCTGAGCAGCAGCCGCTGCGATAAGAGCTGCGTCGGCGTCATCAGCAGCAGACTGGGCCAAGACCTCTACAGCACCGAGCTCTGTGTCGAGCTCAGCTACCTCGGACTCCAAGAGAATGACTCGGGGCTCCAGGGTTCCGAGATCGGTGTTGTCGATGACCTTCAAAACGTTGGCTGTAAAGTGTCGCCATTCCATCTCGTTCATGTCGAGATCCAGAGCCACACCCTCAAAAGCCGCAAGATCCGTCAGGACGGAGGTGAGGTAGGGGAGTTCGTCGTAGAAGATCGACAGGATGTACTCCTGGCCGTCCGTGTTGAGCCACTGGAGCTTGCTCTGGGGCCGGTGACTGCCAGAGATATTCCGGACTTGGTAGATCGCTCCTCGAACGGTCTGACCGGCAGGAGTCGAGAAGGCTGCGGTGAGCGTCATGATGCAGTCCGACAGAGAGTCCCACGGCAGAGAGGCGTCCCAGATGTTGCCGACGTCGGACGCAGACCTCCGGATGCTGAAGGACTGCTGCTCACCGATCTCGGTCTTGTCGGCTGTAAAGACGAGGTTGCTCACCATGTCTGAATCCTACCTCACTGGCTATTCTGGGCGAAGAACGCCCGAGAGACATCGGACATGGACCCTGAGAGGCCTGTGCTGAGCTTCATCGCTGCTAGTTTATGGTCGGACAGCGATCCTGATGTCAGGCCACTGAGAGCGGCCCAGTAGGCGTACTCTCCGTCGACGTACAGCAATCGTCGAAGATCTGACAGAGAGGCCGACCCTACTTCTCCGGTCTCCTGTCGGAGCCACGCGGTCTCCAACTCAGAGCTCGACTTTCCTGCATAGGTCGACGGGTCGACAGAAGCTGCTCCGACAGGAGCTACAGCCTGAACGCCCGAGATGTTCATGAAGTCGGCACCACGAGCCAGAGCTGTGTTGTATCCAGCCTGGTCAGGGATGACTGCACCCCACACTGGCTTCCCGTAGCTGTTCGCTGCTGTAAAGACAGACGGGTCTGCATCGTACAGGACGCCGATGCAGTCCCAGTTGGCCTGCTGAGCGGCCATCGTCGTCGTGTCGATGCCCCAGTAGTTGATGACCTTGTAGCCGCGAGCTCGTGCCCGGACAGAGAGGTTCGTGGCCGCTGTCGGAGAATCGAACTTGATGAGAATCCGGTTCGGCCCGCCGTTCGCATCGCAGATGTCGAGCATGACGTCGATCTTCGCGATGGTGTCGAAGCCGAACTTGGGGTCGACGAGGCAGATGTGCGTCGAGGCGTAGTCCTGAAGGAAGTCCACCAGACGATAGAAGGGCTGGTAGATGCCGGGGCTCACGGGGTTGTTCTGGATCTGGTACGTGCTCGACAGAGTCGCCCACGTCATCGTCGTCGGATCGACGCTGCCACTCACGCCCGCGATGGTGTCGAGGTACTGCGGGCCGAGACCGAACGGCACGAGATCGCTCGTCCACCCACAGGAGAACTCCAGGGCCTTGTAGCCGAGCAACGTCGACTGCTGAGCAGCGTACTTCGAGTGCTGCGGGAAAGGCCCGCCACCAAGCCTCCAAGCGCACGTAGCACCGAGAGTAGCCAGGAACTGTGTGACGCTGGAGAACGCCTTCGTAGAAGGCGCTGGGGCCGTTGCAATACCCTTGATCGCGACTCCGACAGAGCGGTTGGCAGAGATGCCTCCCGGCCACACGAGAGCGGCTGCTCCGACGCTGTCAGATCCTGCATCACCCACAGACTGGGAGACCACGGCGAGCGCTGTCCGAGAGCCGGTGGAGGAGGAGTCGAGCGTCGACTGGCTGTTGACGAGAGTCGAGTACCCTGCCGGGATCGAGCTCGGTACATGAGAGCGTGTGTCTGTACGCTCATCGCCCCACATTGCGAGAAGGAGCTGAGGAGCGTCTCCCGTATAGGCCGCGAGATCCGTCACCGAGTAGGGCGGGAAGCCCGCCACAGCAGTCGTCGGATCGAGGTCGTTGACGATTCCGATGAACCCGACAGAGCGTCCCGTGCTCCAGCCCCCGATCGTGTACGTGGCGGGCTCACTCGGAGCATCCGTGATCCGCTTCAGGAAGAAGCCCTGTGCACGGTCAGCAGCTCCCTGAGCGCTACCGATCCGAGTGAATCCGGCAGGTAGAGTTGAGAGCTCTCCTGCTGTCGTTCCCTGAGCTCGGACACCGATGATGACAGCCTTGCCGTTCGCGATTGAGGCAGGCTTGGTGAGGACCAGAGACGTGCCGGAGGACGCACCGAAGGAGGTGACGTCTGAGATCGAGGGAGCGGTCACTTCTCCCCCTGGATGCGGATAGTGCTGGTGACAGTCTTACGAGGGATCTCGATAGGGTGTCGGTTCTTCCAGTTGTACAGCAGAGCGTACAGGAGGTAGCCCACGGCGTAGATAGCGAACAGCCACGCTGCCACCCGCCAGAAGGGCCGAAGCCAGTAGTCCGAGCCGATCCAGAGTGCGAGCACCGAGACGAGTGCGACGGCGACGAACGCGAGGGCCAGGAAGAGCACGGACTTGCCCGCCCTGCGCTTCTTCCACTGATAGAACGTGCTGTACAGGATCGTGAACAGCACCATACCGAAGAAGGCCGTCAGAGCTGCGATGTCTGCGATGAGGTCGAATACGGATGCCAGATTCGGGTCAAGCATGGCGTCTCCTGGGGGTGAAGGAGATGTCGACAGACTCTCCGAAGTGGTTCTCTTCGTTTCGGTGTTCGAGCCACGCGGAGACGCGCTCCACGAAGGGTGCACGAGCCTCGGCCTGGGCGCGCTGCTGCTCGCTCTTCCTCAGTTCAGCGAGAGCTTCAGGGGTAGGCTCTCCCTGTCGGGGCTGGATCTTCTTCCAGAGGCTGGACATCATGCACCTCGCATCGGGGCTGTGTCTTCATCCGGGTCTGCATATCTCAACACACCCTGGACGGTGTCAACGACAGCTAGCAGCCTGCCGTTTTGGTCAGTGAGCGAGAGGATCGTCGCATCCTTGTTAGCAAGAACCTCTTTGTAGATCGCGATCTCGCGCTCATGCGAGACACGGGGGATGAACGTCCCCTTGGCGATCCAGTTGATGCCGAGCACAAGCACAGCCACAAGAGCAGCGAGAGGGGAAAGCGACCAGAGGCCGGGGAGTGCTTCCATGACAGATCCTTTACAGACAGAAGGGGACAGGGAAGCCCCTGTCCCCTTCTACATCGGCGGGTCTTAGCCCTCGATGATGTTGGTGATCTTGCCGTGCGTGTTGCGGCGATCCGTGCCGAGCTCGTGACGCTCCACCAGGTGCGCGTACCAGGCGTCGTAGACGCCGTTGGTGTCGCGGACCTGCTTGAACATCGAGCCGTCGCGGTCCAGCCAGTCCCACTCACGGTCACGGTAGAGCGTGAGAGCGTCCTCGTTCATGAACCACTGGGTTCCGAGAGGGGCATCGACATCCGCCACGACAGGGATCTCGCCCGCGTCGGTGGTGAAGGCGAGGCCCTTGAAGCCGCCCTTGAACTCCTGCTCGTTGACGATCGTGCGGAGCTGCGAGAGCAGGTTCCAGTATGCACGGCGAACACCGAGCGACTGGAAGATGACGGTCGTCTTGCCGCCGCGAACGCGGATGCGGTCGGCCATCTGGACCATGATCTGCTCCGACATGGCACGCGGGGTGCCGCCGTTGCTGTCGACCTCTGCGGTCCACTCGGGCTCGACTGCCGGGTTGATGTTGTAGACGACAGAAGAGTCATCCACGATGGCTGCGAAGCCGGTGATCTCCTTGCCGAAGGAGCCCTGACGGGTGATGACCATACCTGCGGTCGTCGTCGGAGCAGCGCCGGAGATGGTGATCGTCTTGTTCGCGACCGAGATACCGGTGACGGTACGGTTCGCGATCGAGACGGTCGACGGCAGGGTGATGATGTCGATCTGCTCACCCATCTGGAAGAGACGGGCATCCACGACAGGGATGACGTTGCCGGTCGCTGCACCAGTGGCGGTGCTGATCGCACCCGAGCCGGTGCCGTAGACCTGACGGTTCATGTCCTT